ATTTAATCGCGGTTCTTCGAAGGTGGAGGCAATAATGTCTTTCGAGAGTCATAGCACGAGCATACCCAGTAATACAGTTACACGGTCTATGTCGAGCACCAACCCTACAGGGACGGTGGTCGTCACGACTAATGATGCTGCACAACTGAGTATGGCACGTACTTCTCTCGTAACACCTGGTTACGTCTTGAAAAAGGCAACTGGTAGCCTTCCGGAAAATACGTATGGTTTTTCGGAATCGTATTTTACAGCACTGCAAGGTGTGAATAGTACTAAGACTATTCACACCCCATCGTTCTGGACGCATACGCTGACTACGGGCAACATTGGCCCATTATGGAACTTAATATCTCCATTTAGCTCCGTCTTCAAGACGGCTGTCAGGTTAAATCAGTCGAATGAAATCAAAGCTCGACTCGCGAAAAAGATGATCGATAGTGATATCGATTTGTCAGTTGTTGCGGGTGAGTTCAGAGAAACAACTTCCATGTTTAAAGACCTTGCGACCCGGCTTATGCTGGCGAGGAAGGCCCTAGGACGTGGAGATTTTGGTGCTCTGTCGACTGCTTTGTCCTTGCGTAATAACAAGGACTGGGCAAACGCATGGTTATTGGCTAATTATGGTATTAAACCTTTAGTAAAAGATCTCCTTGGGGGCATAAAAGCTCTCGAGAAGGGGTTGATGAAAGAGACGTACTATGTGCAGTCAACGAGGACCAAGTTTGCTGATGATCGGCTACAGATATCTGGAACCCCATCATCTGGTATTACTACCACAAACTGGCGCTGGGAGGTTGAGTCAAGTGCTCGTGTAAAATACACGATAACGGACGCTCAGGTTTCCACGTTAGCGTCATTAGGTCTTGTTAATCCGTTCGGTCTTGCGTGGGAGTTGACAAAACTCTCATTTGTGATCGATTGGGCTATCGGCGTCGGTGCCTGGCTTAACCAGCTGGGTGCCGCGTACGGGAAGGACTTTTCGACAGGTAGTATAACCGTGTTCGAGCGACTTACTGGGCATTCGCAGTTTACGCGCAACGGGACTTTTGGTTCAACAACCTATAAAGTCAACGGCGTTAGAACTTATTCTAATGTTAGCTGTAATCGGACAGGATATCTCACAATGCCGGTAGCTTGGCTGCCGGCGATAAAAGATCCTCTGTCATTGTTTACAGTTACCACTAGTTTGGCCCTTCTGCGTCAGTCTCATCGCTGACAAATAATTTACCCTTAAGGAAAATCAAATGCCTGCTATTTCAAGCATCAGCATAGCGGACGGTCAACCGACCCCCGTAACACGTGTCTTTGCCCCCCTCATGGTGGACAAGGCGGGTGTGGCCATTCACGAAAATCGTGTTAGTGGCATTCAAATTGGCTACGATCAGTTAACAGTCGGCTTGCGTCGCGCCACCCAACAGGTGACGAACAACAAGCTTTCGGTGAAACTGGTGTTGCCAACTCTCGAGGTGACTTCCCCGAGCACTGCGTCCGGCATTCAGCCGGCGCCAACTTTGGCATATGCCTGTACGGCGTTTGTCGAGTTTGTGCTTCCTTCGCGGTCAACGGCTCAGAATCGTGAAGATCTGGTCGCTCTGTTGAGGAATGCTCTTGTCGCTGGTGGCGTAATTGCCACTTGTGTTGAGAACATCGAGGCGGAGTATTGACATGACTGAGGATGTAGCGTTCTTGGTGGTGGGCGTGATCACGTTAATCGTGATCGTTGCTACCATCTTTCGGCGACCGTAACTCAGGCTGTCAATCAGTCATCTTTGGAGAAATGAATGTCTAAGCCATATCAGTCTTTCCGCCGGAGTAATTTCGGCGCTTCTCTCCCTAAGTTTTTCAAGGAACTAGGGACACCATTGGCAACCTCGATCGAGTCCGCCCTCAGTAATGGGGAGTCGGGTGCTCGATTTATAGTCGGCCTAGAGTGTCATCCAAGCAACTACGTTGACTTGGCTAGTTTCCAGTGTGATTATGTTGCTGTTAACCTGCTGAAGAAATGTAAATTTCTTCGGACCGGGATTGACACCGAGCAAGTGGCGAGGGAAAACCTCGAGAACTGCGAGCAGCTAAATCAACGGACGAACGAACGTTTCCGGTCTTTCTCTTCTGATCCTAATTACAGGGGTCAGATTGCTAGCATCCTTTCGGTTGCTAGTAGAAAAATAGAGTTTGTTCTTGGTGAGTTCGATATCGATGAAATGCTGGGTGGGTGCCGCTGGGGTCCAGGCAGTACAACCACCGTTTCGTACGGAGTTGCAACTGCTGAAGAGAAATTCCGCGCTGCGCGCGGAGCGACACCTCAAGCTCTCGAGCTCTTTGGTCCCGTTTTCCAACGGGCCTTTCCTGCGTGGTCCGACACCATCCGGTGTTGGGAATACTGCGCAGGAAACAGAGTAACCTTCGTGGATAAAAATGCTAGAACAAAACGTTCCATCGCAAAAGAGCCAGATTTTAATCTCTGGTTCCAACTCGCGGTAGGCGCAATGATTCGGCGTTGTCTTAAGAAGGTCGGTATAGATTTAAATACGCAAGCGAATAATCAAACCGCTGCACGTATTGGATCGATCACTAATCAAATCGCGACTGTTGACATTAAGGATGCGAGTAACTCATTGGCTTTCGAGCTTGTGCGTCATCTTGTCCTGAATAACGATTGGTTTCGTGTACTTGATTCGCTCCGTAGCCATTACGGTACGGACGGTGATACGACTAAGAAGTGGGAAATGTTCTCCTCTATGGGGAACGGGTTTACGTTCGAACTTGAGACTCTAATATTCTGGGCCTTGACTGCTGCCTCTTGCGAGGTGTGTGATTTGGACCCATGTGTTAGAGTTTTCGGTGACGATATTGCCTGCCCACCTGAAGTCGTCCCTGTTATCGAGAAGGTATTTGAATACTGCGGTTTTCGGTTAAATGCCGAGAAATCTTTTGTGGAAGGTCCCTTTCGTGAAAGTTGTGGTGTCCATTACTGGACCGGTATTGATTGCCAGCCCCTCTATTTGAAGGAGGAGGTGACTACTGCTTCGGAAGCTTTTCGATTAGCGAATAGTCTTCGTCGAATGACCCAAAGGTTGAAAAACCCTCAAGTCATTGCGGCGAGCATTCGTTTCCATCGCAGTCTGGTCTTAGGCGTTCCGTCTAAGATTAGGTTCGGTGTTCCAGAGAGCCTCGGTGATGCCGGATTTTGGGTTAACCCGTCCGACGAAATCGTACTTACTGGATTGATTGAGCCTGTCGTGGACCTATCTCATTACCATGAATTTGGGTGGGAAGGGTTTCACGTTAGCGGGCTTCGTGAGAAGACCCGCTATACCGAGGTAAACCATGTGGGTGTGCTTTTGGCACGCTTGCATGGCATGAGTAGTACGGGCGACGTGCTAAAAGACGCTGCCCGGGACAGTCAAGGTGTTGGTAAGGGTAACCTCCAATATCTAAGGGAGCCAGGAGTTGCAAAAAAAGCAACTTTTTGGACTCGAGAGTGGAAAGCCCCCCTGTTACAGGGGGGGTTTTAGTGTTTTAAATCTCAG